CTCCTCTAGTATATACATTAGCAAATGAAGTATCGATTACTCCTCTAGTATATACATTAGCAAATGATTGATCTATATGCCCTCTAGTATATACATTAGCAAATGAAGTATCAATTAGACCCCTAGTATATATATTAGCAAATGAAGTATCTATTACTCCTCTAGTATATACATTTGCAAATGAATTATCAATATGTATTCTAGTATATACATTAGAAAATGATTGATCTATGTGACCTCTAGTATATACATTAGCAAATGATAAATCAATCGCGCCTCTAGTATATACATTAACAAATGAATTATCAATGTGTTCTATAGTATATACATTTTGAAATGAATTATCAATATGATCTATAGTATATAGATTTGCAAACGATGCATCAATTGTGCTTTTAGTATATATATTTGAAGCTTCTAAACTTCCACTAATATATACATTTCCTGTTACTTGTAAATTGTTATTTATACTTACATCGTTAATATAAGCATTGCTCCATATTTTGCTTGAAGTTCCTAAACTTGCACTATTGGGTACATTAGGAATTAGCGAATTGCAATTAAGTAATCCATTACTAATAATAACATTTCCACTTAATTCTATATTTTGACTACTAATAACAATATATTTTTCAGCTGAAATAGTTGTATTATATATTGAACCTAAAATGTTTGAACCCATAAACTATTATAACATTAATATATATTTTTTATATATATATTAATACTAATATATTACTAAACTATTTCAATAGTTGTAATAGTATAATATTGACTTTACTATTGAGGACTAATTAATGCTGTTTCCATTGTTTCAATTCTTGTTATTAAATTATTTAATTGCTCATCTAAAATACTTGTTTCTTGTGCCTTTACTTTTGCATGTAATTCTTTAATAGCAGCAACTCCATAAACAAATACTGAATTATAATTTAGACTATAAGGTTGCTTTATTAAATTATAACATATATCATAATTTGCGCTTGTGTCATTAGTTTGGTTACTTGAAATATAGCTTTCTTGATAATAATCACCACCGCTAACAGCAAAGCTTAGATCAGGAATTTGTAATAACTCTTGCGCAATTAAACCGGCTTCATAAGTCCAAGCTTGACCACTTAAATCTCCATTATAACTAGAGTCTAACATAACTTGCGTTTTTTGATAAAACTTTGGAGTTAGTTGTTCAATAATTTCTAATCCATTAGTAATGATAATTTCATTATGCTTTAAGCGGTCGTCTGAACTATTTGTAAATGATCCAGTTACATTAAGAGTTCTTACTGCCATATTATGAAAAGTCCATTTACCAGTTTCGTCAATAGTATTAAAACCAAAAGTTATATTAGTTATAAATTCCCTGTTAAATACATTATAACTTGTTGGAGGTCGTGATTTAAGCGATGTACGCATTGACCTATTACTTCCATTTGTTGATACAGCAACAAATAGTCCAAGTTCAGGAGACCAACAAATGCTCCTCCAGTTATTTTCTTGTGCTGCTGTTCTTGCAGTCCAAGTTATTCCATTGCTAGAACTCATTACTCTATTTGTTCCATTTCCAGCAACAGCAACAAATACTTCTAGTTCACCAGACCAACATACACTATTCCAACTACTATCTATTCCTGATGATATAGCAGTCCAGTTTATTCCGTTATTAGAAGTCATTACATTAAAACTACCTGTTGTGGCAACAGCAACAAATATTCCCAGTTCTTTAGACCAACAAATACTAGACCATGTACTAGGTGTTGAAACAAGCACTAAAGACCAACTATGTCCAGTTCTTGAAGTCATTACTCTATTAGTACCTTCTCTTGCAACAGCAACAAATAATCTTAGTTCTGCCGACCAACAAACACTAGTCCATCTATTATTTTCTGAAACAGGAACATATGTTGTCCAATTTTCTATTCCTGTTGCTCCGCCTGTTGCTCCTCCTGTTGCAACTCTATTTGTTCCACCATCATCAGCTACAGCAACAAATATTCTTAGTTCTTGAGACCAGCATATACTAGACCAACTGTTAAGAGGTAATGGGATTATTGCTTGATTAAACCATTGAAACCATTTTTTTCCATTATAAGAATATGCTAAACGTCTATCTCCACTATTAGCAACTGCAAGAAACATATACTTTTCTTGAGACCAACAAATACTTGTAAATAGAGTATTATTATAATCCACACCCTCCGATGGATTCCAATGCTCACCATCAACAGACCACATGGATCTAGACGGCGTTGCGCCATCAGTACCAGACGACAAACTAGTAAATAACCCTAAATAAGGTGACCAACAAACACTAGTCCAATGAAACTGTGTTATTCCTATACTCGTAGTCCAAATAGGCGCTGTTAATCTAGGTATCCATGTTCTAACTGCCAATGCTCCATTTGAAGAAGGATTTAAACCTGGATAAGCATCTTTTGCTAATCCATAGTATCCATTAACTGCACTCCAACTTATATCTCCACTAATTTCTTGATACACTCTATTTGACACTCTTAAATTGTTAATATATGCATTATTCCAATATTTAGTAGTGCTACCTAAGTCATAACTATTTGTTGAAGAAGGAATTATATTAGAGTTAACGGAAGTTCCTCCACTTGCACTTGCACTTGCAGTTCCGCGAATTGCTACTAATGCATTATATGATAATTCAAATAAACTCTTAGTTACAAATGAAGCATCAACTTGACTTTTAGTATATACATTAGCAAATGATTGATCAATGCGTCCTCTAGTATATACATTTGCGTATGAATTATCAAATTGTATTCTAGTATATACATTAGCATATGAATTGTCGAATTGTATTCTTGTATATACATTCGCAAATGAACTATCAATATATGCTTTAGTATATACATTAGCATATGATTGGTCTATGTAACCTCTAGTATATACATTAGCAAATGATAAATCAATATGTCCTATAGTATATACATTAGCATATGAATTGTCAAATTCACCTATAGTATATACATTAGTAAATGAAGTATCAATATGTTCTATAGTATATACATTTTGAAATGAATTATCAATATGTTCTATAGTATATACATTAGAATATGAATTGTCAAATTCAGCAATAGTATATACATTAGTAAATGAATTATCTATATGTGCTTTAGTATATATATTTGATGCTTCTAGATTTCCGCTAATATATACATTTCCTGTTACTTGTAAATTGTTATTTATACTTACATCGTTTATATATGCGTTGCTCCACATTTTGTCAATGCTTCCTAAACTTGCACTATTGGGTACATTAGGAACTAGCGAATTAGTGTATAATAAACCACTAGAAAGAGTTGCATCATTTTTTATAATAACATTTCCACTTAATTCTATATTTTGGCTAGCAATGACAATATATTTTTCAGATGAAATAGTTGTAGCATATATTGAACCTAATTCACTTGTAGGTGCAGGTGCATTGGGTATTGTTTCTATATATGAACCTATTATATTTAAATAACCCCCCGTAGTACTATTAGTACCATTTAATGTAATAGCTGAAGTTGTTACACTAGATCCTGTTGTAGTATTAACATTTAATATATTAACAACTACACCTAAAAAATTTGTTCCTAACGCTCTAAATGTATATGTAGTAGAATTATTAATAATATTTGTTTGTGTTGAGGTTACTAGTGTTAATAAAGTTGATAGAACATTTGCCTCAGTTAGAGCAAATAAATCACCATTATATAATGCAACTTTATTATATATTCCATTATAAAAAGCATCAGCACTATATGCACTTCTTCCTAACCAAAAATGAGTAAGTCTTGATAAAAATGTATTAGGAATACTAATTGTTAAAAAAGCATCATTTATAATAGTAGAAGGACTATTATATTGATAAATATTAAATTTTAATTGAATATTTGATACAAAACTTAGTACATATATATAATATACATTTAGCGAAGAAGAAAAAGAATCCCAAATATTTTGATTTTCACTAGCATGTCTATATTCAAACCAATGCAAAGAACCACCACTTCCGCCTCCGGTTGAAAACACATATGTGTCTGTTGAGTTATTATTAAAATCAAAAACTCTGCCCCAATCTCTCATTGCTAAAGCAGTTGAACCAATAATTAATGTTTTACCTATAAAATCTGTTCCAGAAGTAATATTAGTTGTTGTCATTAAATTGTAATATATATAATAATGTGTTTAATAAAAAATTAATATTATAAATTTAATGTTATTAATTTTTTAATTTTTAAATATTTGTAAAACTTTAAGTTTTATTAAGGTGCAGGTTTGTAAATTTCTTGTATTGCAAAGTAATTGCTAGTAGCCCCTCTAATACCAAATGGTGTTGAAATTGTATCATCTGGTGGACAATCTCTTCTAAATTGTAGTTTATAATATACTATATTATTAGTCAATGTAACACCATTAAGACTATCATAAAATGATCCATTATATATATTGTTTAATGTAACTCCCATATTTGAACCTAGACTTATATCAGAAAATACAGGTGTTGTAGAATAATTTACACCTGTACCATCTGTTCCTCTTAATACTCTAAAACCCAAAGTTTGATCGGCTTCAGGCGAAGCAGTGTAGGCTACTTTTACATCTATTTTAATATGTGAGTAATTACTTAATACTTGTGCTCCAACATAATAACCACTTGCATCCATCCATATATTAGCGCTTACATCACCGTATAGTAGATCTTGTGTTATAGTTGCAGTTGTCATTTGAATAGCAAAAGTATTATATGTAACAGGTAGCCGCGAAGAATCATTTAATGGTAGTACATTTCCTCTATAATTAATACCACCACTAATATTTAGTCCAATATTTGTTTTCCATACATCAAGACCACTATCATATAGCAATGATGCATATCCAGTACCTATTTGAATACCTGCGTTATTAGACGGAAATGCGCTATTTGAACCAGAAGCAATAGTTAATAAGACATCAGAAATATCAAGATTTATAGAGTTAATTGTTGTAGTATTACCACGAACAACTAAATCGCCCATAATTACAACTTGGCCAGATGCATCTATTGTGCTGCTATTTGAGCCATCAATACCAAATGGATCAATAACAATTTCATGCATATTGCTAGATCTAGTAATAGTACCACCAAAATGTCCTGAGCCAATATGAATTCCAATATCAGAGGTTATTAAGCCACTAACATCTAATTTTTGGGATAATTGTAATGCTGTAAGTCTCGATTCGTTACCGCGAACAATTAAATCGCCCATAATTGTAACTTGACCGGAAGCATCTTGTGTAGTGCTATTTGATCCATCAATACCAAATGGATCAATAACAATTTCATAATTGGTGCTAGAATTAGTTATAGTACCACCACGTAATCCTGACCCAATTTGAATTCCACCGTCAGATCTTATTATTCCACTAACATCTAAATTTTGGGCAAGTTGTAATGCTGTAAGTGTTGTTGCGTCACCGTTTGAACTAGTAACAACTCTTAATCCTTGAATAAAGACAGCCGACGCGCTTATATCAACATTGCCATTATTACATAAATCAATTATTGCTTCATTGTTAGCAGTTGACAATCTTAATCCAGGATTAATATTGTTTGTGCCTCCGCGTAGTCTAGAACCTGTAAATACATAATTATCAGTTGAACGATTAAAAAGTAGATCAGACATATTTTTATATTTTATGCTAATATTATAATTTTTATTAATTAAATAATTATTTAATTATTTAATTAATAAAATAATTAAATAATTAATTATGTTAAATTTTTATAAATAATGTTAAATTTTAATTATAATAATTCGAAGCTGATCCATTTAATGCAACATTATGCATGAGACTATTTCTTATTTGAATTTCAATTAATATATTTGTTAAAACATATATATGTAAGCTTTGATAATTATTACTTTTTGGATTAGCAATATAATCATCATATAGAAAATCTAATGTGTTAAAATTAGATGTTACTATATTTTTAATAGTATATGCAAACTGAGTGTTATAAATATTATTACTATCATTATAAATAATTCTTAGGCCGTATATATCGTATGGAACCTTATATTTTTGTATTTTTTTTATAATACGCTCTCTTGATTTTATGCGACTTTCGTAATTAATAACTATATTGTTATTGTTATCAAGTTCTTTAGTAATAACTCGAATTATTTTATTATTATTACTAGTTAATAAATATTTTGAGAGATTTAAAAAGTTGCATACAAAAAAAAGTAAATGTAACATATATATATATATTATGTTACAAAGCTGTATATATGTTAAATAGTATATATGTTAAATAGTATATATGTTAAATAGTATATATGTTAAATAGTATATATGTTAAATAGTATATATGTTAAATAGTATATTTTGATTTAAATATTTTATATTATTTTTAAATAATGTTACAAAAATTGAGAGATTTATATGATAATGATAGTTTACCTAATTTATTATTATATGGAAACAATTTAGTAGGTAAGAAGACGTTACTTGAGCAATTATTAATTTATATATACAAGACAAATGAAAATATAGAAAATAACACATTAATTTTGAATTGTAGTTTGGGTAAAGGCAACATTAAATTTATTAGAGAAAATTTGCGGTTTTTTGCTAATACAATTAGTCATAAAAATATTACTAATTTTAAGTCAATAATTTTATTAAATGCCGACAGTTTAACGTTAGATGCTCAGTCGGCATTGCGCCGGTCAATAGAAATATATAATCATACTAAATTTTTCATAGTAACTGCAAATAAGTCTAAAATAATTAAACCAATATTATCAAGATTTAGCGAAATATATTGTAATGACAGAAACATGGACATTATTAATAAATCAATAAAATATGATAATAATAGCAATAATAGCAATAGCAATAATAGCAATAGCAATAATAGCAATAGCAATAGCAACAAAATTAATAATAAGCTTTCATTACTTATAAAAAATTTAGATAGTAAACTAGAAGCTATAAAAAATGATAATGCTAAAGACTATGATTATAATAAAAATGTGTTATTATTAGACTATAGTTCATTAATATATAATAAAGGCATAAGTGCAAATAATCTATTAGATTACTTTACAGTTAGGTCAAATTTTAAGACAAATTACTACAAATTTTTGTTTTTTTTCAATATATATAAGAGAGAAATACGTATGGAAGAATATTTAATATACATAATATTATTTTTTTATAGCAATGCAATTGCTATTGATTTTTCAGCATTAAATGCTAACTAAATTAGCATTTTAACTAGCTAGTTTAATAAATAAAAAAACTGGTTAGTTAAAATACATTTAGTTAAAATACATTTAGTTAAAATTAATTATTTAAAATAAAATTTTAGATTATAAAAATGGATGATTTTAATCTTTCAACAATAATCGAATCTAAAAATGAGTGGTGTGCGCGATTAACAAATACATTAACACCATGTGTAATTGAAGGTTTAAGGTCAATATTTACAGAAGCTTATGATGTATGTTTAGAAAACAGCGAAGAAACAAAATATTTAATGACATTTCAAAATTTTTTAAACAATATTCCAAAATGGAGTTCAGAGATTGTTGAAAATGAGAAACAGCGTATAATTACGTCAAGTGCATGTAATTATTTAGAAGATTTAATAACATGTGTGCATATTACACAATTGAAGGCATTAACCTCAACTCGTGTAGGTTTAAAGCAAAAAAAAATAAATATTGATATACCGGACCTTCATAAATTTATACATAAGACGTATATAAATGTTGCCAGAAAAGTGTATGTAAATATTTATTTATTTGAAAAGGATTTAAAGCCTCTTCAAGTTCAAAAAAACAATAGGGAGTTAGAAATAATAATAAAGGAGTGTATTTTGAATACGATTAGAGAGAGTATACCAATTGAACATATATTGCAAATGTATTTAGACGAGACGCTGGAAACAGATGTTGAAGTAGAGGAGAAAAAGGAAGTAATAACGGATAAAGAGGCATTAGAAAAAAGCAAGAAAGCAAAAGAAAAGAAGGAATTAGAGAAAATTAAACAAGAGACGGCAAATAAATTGAGAGAAGAGAGTAAGATTAATTTAAAAAAAACTATTTTGAATGCAAACAAGGATTTGAATGAGGACAATGCAACAAGTGCAAATAGCAATAATAAAAATTTGGATGCTAAAGTATTAGAAACTGATGAAAGCAATAGTGCAAATGCAAATGCAATTGATTACAATTCTGAAACGGAGTCGGAAAATAATTTTAAGTTAAAGCTAGACAAAATAGATAAACTAGATAAATCACAAATTGATCTTAATATCCAAAATTTAAGTGATGATCCCGACAAATTAGATTTAGATATATTAGATTTAAATCATGTTGTAGGTGATAATGATAATGAAAGTATAACATTAGATATTGAGGAGTTAAGTTAAGTTAAGTTAAGTTGACTTGCTAAAAATAGTTTATTAATTTAATTTTAAATCAATTCGTTATATTTATAAAATTCATTTATATTTATAAATATAAATGAATTTTGTGATACCTACATTGGCAATAAGTATTATGTATGTGTTATTTAAGATTGTAGATACAAAGTATATATCAAAGGATGACATACCAGTAAAATCAATAACTAAAGACGGATTTATTGTATTTTTGTGTGGGTCCATTGCATTATTTGCATTTGAACAGTTAGATATTAATAACATGATAGGCGGCTCAAAGGCCGCGTTATCTGCTTTTACAAATAGCCCCGATTTTTGACATTAGTCCGTTTTTTTCTTTAAGTCCTTTATATTATATAATATAAAGTTTATACTTTATAATATATAATATATAATATATAAATATTAATAGCTTTTTAAAAAATTTAGCTTACCATAATAGGCAATTGGTCTATATTAAATATTTCTTGAATATTGTTAATTCTTTTCTTTGGTACTTTATAGTTATCAAATAATGGTTTTTGTAATACATTTTGCGGTGTATGTTTATGAACTGATCGCGCGATCATTTTATATAATTTGAAGTCGGGATATCTCTCGGCCCCATTATTTTTATACAATATATTTTTATTGTTGTCATCAAAAACCCATTCAATCATGATTTTTTTGATAGGAGATTTTAATTTTTTGATGTCGTCTAAGTCCTCAATAAAATAATCAAATAAGCTGCATCCTAGGCGGCATAAGTCGAAGCTACTATTTGGGCCAATAATTGGCTTATTTTTATTTAAATATGGCTCGCAATTATACTGCGATGTTGCATCGCCTGCCTCTGAATAGCTGTCACTGCATATAAATTTGTTTTTGAATTTATAGATGGCTCTTCCAAAATCAATTATTTTGTATATTTTTCCAAATGTAGGGACTTTATAGTGAACATTGTTATATTTATAATATAAATATTGTTTTGGAGTTGACACATATACAATATTATTTGTGTGTAAATCGTTGTGGGTAAATTCAAACACTTTCTGATATGTAATTAATGTAAATAATATTTGCATAATTATAGACTCCCATTCGCTGTCTTTTATTTTATTATTTACTATATAATCATCTAATGTATTTTCACAACTTTCTAATACTATCATTTTAACAGGTATTTTATGAATAGAGCAAAATATTTCTTCACTATTAAAGCTCGTTTCACTGCTTTCGTCATCATCATCATCATCGTCTGAACCATTATTGCTTGATCCTGATAAATTAGTATTTGAAGATCTAGAAGAACATGTTTCGGAAGAATTTGTAGTATTAACTCCAGTATTAGTATTAGTATTACTATTGCTATTAGTATTACTTACTTTATTATTTACTAAAATATCTAAATTTTCGTATGTTAGCTCTAAATTGGTTTTATGTGTTTCTTCAATATTAGCTTCACAATCAGGAAGGTCGCTTAAATCACTAATATTTAGGTCACTAATGTTTAGGTCAATCTCGGAGTTATCTAATACTAAAGCTTTCTTATTTTTTTTAGTATTATTAAATAAATTGAGTATTTTTTCATTATCATCGAAAACAAATAAATTGTTTATGTGCTTGTGAAAATAATCCGATTCATTTAAATATTCCAAGTCCTCTGTAACATTATATTTAAATCTATTTTTTACTCCTAAAAACGCCCCATAATAGTCTAAACCGTTATAAAAATTAAAGTTATTTAATAAACAGCTTGACAAATATGAAAAAAACCCATCAATATATGCGGAATTATTTGGATCCAATATTTTCTTATAAGTTTTCATGTATTCCATTGATTTTGCATCTAAATTTTCTTTATCTATAAATTTAGGTAATTCTAATATATTATAATTATTTTCATATTTTCCTATCATATATTTTACTGGGTCAATAAGAGGGCTATATTTAATAAAAATCTCTTTTTTAGATTTATTATTGCATATATCTGTAATTATTGCTAAAAATTTGTTATAATTAATTTTTTCTAAAATTAATTCTAAACTATACTTATTATTCAAATTAATAGCATTATAATTAGTACTATTTAAGTTAAAAAAATTATTGTATAATGGAAAATAGTTTTGCGAACTTTCTATATCTAATAACTCACTATTGTTAAAGTTCTCAAATAGCTGTTTATTGTTATTTTTTTTATAGTTTATTTCCATTTAATAAATAACAAATACTTATTTTTTTAATTTATAACACAAATAAATATATTTAAAATATTAAATAAAGTATTTGTTATTTATTGGATTATTTGATTAAATATTTTAACAAAAGATTTTATTTTCTAAAAATGGCAAATATATTAATAAGTAAAATGCATAATAAATCATTATTAAATTTATGCTCCAACACCATACACTTCCTGTGGTCTCATCTTTAGAATAATTTATAGCAACAATTACTAAACTAACTAGGCCAAATATAATTCCTATCCATAATTTTTCATAAAAAAATACAAATAAGAGGAAGAATAACCATATTGAAAAAGTAAATGGATTTATATCAAACATTTGCCAATTTAAGTGTCCGCGCTTACTTACTATACTATGAATATGTTTAGTAGATAATTTATATATTGTATATGGAATTACAAATGATAAATATGTAATTACTAGTAATTTGCGCAATTGTATATTTTTTAACATCATAATACTTGCAACTGGTTGTATAACTATTAAAAGTACACCTAATATAGAAAAAATATTATTGTAAAATTTATTATTAATATTTCTCCAAATAAAAAATTCTGTGAGTTGCATAAGTATGAAAGATGCCATAAAAATATAAGTCCAATGATTATTCAACTCCTGAATTTTATATTTGGTGTATTTGTTATTATAAATTATCAGTACTAATACAAAACTACTAAATAAAAAGGTATTTAATGAAACGTGTGCATTCCAACACATATTATATATTATTTATTATATAAATAATAAATAATATTAAAAAATATTAGTGTAAAGTTTAAATAAGAAAAAGTATAAAGTTTAAATAAGAAAAAGTATAAAGTTTAAATAAGAAAAAGTATAAAGTTTAAATAAGGCAAATTATTAAGTTTAAATAGCAAACTATTAAATATAGCCAATAAATATAAATTATTTAGTAATGACACTAGAATTGAAAAAATTTGACATTAAATCTATAAGTTTTAGGCCAGATGAAAATAAAGGGCCTGTTATTGTGTTAATAGGGCGGCGTGATACCGGTAAAACTTATTTAGTGCGTGATTTGCTATATTATCATCAAGATATTCCAATAGGGACAGTAATCAGTGGAACAGAAGCAGGCAACGGTTTTTATGCCGAGCATGTACCCAAATTATTTATTCATGATGAATACAATACCGCTATTATAGAAAACATATTGAAAAGGCAGAAGACGGTAATGAAGCAAATAAAAAAGGAAGTCGAAGTTTATAAGAAATCGAATATTGATCCGCGAGCATTTGTTATATTGGATGATTGCTTATATGATGGAAGCTGGACGAAAGATAAGATGATGCGTCTCCTATTTATGAATGGTCGGCATTGGAAAGTGATGTTGGTCATAACAATGCAATATCCTTTAGGTATTCCTCCAAATTTGCGCACGAATATCGACTACGTTTTTATATTGCGCGAGCCATATATAGCAAATAGGCGGCGTATTTATGAAAACTATGCAGGCATGTTTCCAACCTTTGAGAGTTTTTGCCAGGTTATGGATCAGTGCACAGAAAATTATGAGTGTTTAGTGATCAATAATAATGCCAAATCGAATAAATTACATGACCAAATATTCTGGTATAAAGCCGAACATCATAAAACATTCAAACTCGGCTCAAAAGAATTCTGGGAAATCAGTAAAAATATGGATTCCGATGACGACGAAGAGATGTATGACCCTAATACGAGAGATAAAAAGAAAGGCCCCAAAATTAATGTGCGCAAAACTAAATGGTAAGGCGTTGCTTCCATAATCTTGTTTCTAAATTATATAAACATAATTTAATAAATCTTGGTCCTCCGTGCGGAGGAGCAAGATAATATTAGCATCGATTATAGAAACATAATTAAAGATTTATTGCTCCTCCGCAAAGAGGAGCAAAAAAAACTATTAGCATTAATTATAATATAACCATAATTTTGCTACCGTACGCGCGGTTGCAAAAATATATACACTTTCCCCATACACAATCATGTTTTTT